TTGCCCACGAATAGTTTTATTTAAGAATAAGAAAATATCTCTATCAAATGGTACGCCTAAAGAATTGGTGCCAGTCGCAACGGCAACTGTTCTGATAATTTGAGTCTTTTCAAAATTACCATCAGATACACGTAGAACGTCAGTTCCAGGATAGTAAAAATCAATATCCTCATCGTATAAAAGTTTGAATAGAAATCTATATGACTGCTCATTACTCTTTGATTCATAAAAATCTTTGAAGTATTGTGCTACAAGTCTTTTGTCGCCATAATATGTTGAAGGTATGCTAGGATACAATTCTTCCCTGAGATAATCAACGTATTTGTCAACAGATGTTTCTAGCGTTTTATAGTTTAGAACATTTCCTGTGGCACGTCCTACGTTATCTTTAGTGATATTGATAGTTGCGGTTGCGTTTGAAGTCTGCCCATCAACAACTTCACTATAATCAAATACAGTTCTTGTTGTTAACTTAACAATGATAGAATTCGTTTTGACTTCTTTGACAATCGCAGTTGCGCCAGATGTTGCACCTTCAACTGTTTCTCCAACCACAAACGTTCCAGTTTTACTAGTTAACGTTAGAGTTGTTGATTGCATCCATTCATAGTAGGCTTGCATGAACAGCAAGAATCTTTCCGTATCAACGGAAGAATTCTCACCAACAAATGAGCCTACATTTAATGACGGCTTGAAAAATGCATCATTCATTTTTATCTATTGACCAAGCTAATTGATTTATCGTCAAGCATTGTAACTGAAATATCATCATCTCTAATAGAAATGATTTGGCTTCTTAATGGAAGAATATCTTTATCTTGCGGTACTGCTGTAACTTTCAATGTTGTACTGCCATCGTTAAACGCAGTTGGCGCAAAGTTTGTTAAGATAATCTTACCAGTCGTGTAGTTGATTGTTCCCGCATTGATAGAAACCGCAATGTTGTCCAAACCCGAAACTCGGTAAATACGAATGACACCATTGTTATCTTCTAAAAAGCAGTTTGAAAAACCACCGAGGGTAAATGCGTTTGATGTTAATTTATTTCCAACGCCATACGCTGAAGTTGTTGGTCTTCCATTTGTTGCATTATCGATTGCATTTGAAAAACTAATTTCATATCGTGCGCCGACACCCAATTGAACGTCAACTTCTTTTCTCATTTGTGCTGACATGACGTTACTTAGAATTGATCTTTCAGTCGTATCAATTAATCTAGATAATTTTGAATACCTAAAATACTTTGAGAATTGATTAATTTCATCTGTGTTATATGTCTTAATTGTATTGATTACAAGTTGTTTAATTTCAGCTGGACTCATAATTGTAGAATCTGATAGGTACTTTACTGTTGCATCTATAATGATGTATGTGTACTCGGGATCAACAATTTCTGATGTTACTGTTAAAATCTTTTTAGGATTGATTACGGAATTAATTAAGTTTAATTTTTCAGTCGCAGTTAATACATCACCGACTTTAGGCTTGACTGCAATGAATACTCTACCATATGTTGGTGGATCATTGTCTTCACCACCCCAAACAACGCAAGAATCTACTGTTGCTTGCTGTAGCATTAGAGTTTTATAGTCATCGGCTGTCACGACACGATTCTGTGCTTCATATGATTTTGGAGCATTGAATTTAATTTGATTGATAGATTCTCTGTCTGCACCGCCTGCGGCTGGATCAGTCGAAACAAAAGTAATTCCTGTTACGCCAGCAATTGCGTCAGCATATGTTAACGTTTGAATGTCATTTGCCAAAGTTCCATTAGACACAATATATTCAAGCACAACAATATTGCCAGCATCTAATGCAACGCCAAATACATCATCGCCAAATTTAATTTCATATTGTTCGTCTTCAACTTCTTCTATGTAATACACTCTAGTTGTAGAAGCAACTTCAACTAAGCTAGTTACTTTAGAGAATGTTCTTACTGTACTGTCTACAGAAGAATTCAAAACGCTAACAGTCAAAGTTGCAGTATCAACATTTTTATTTGGAATTAAAAATCTTTGGTCTGGATCATTTAAGTTTACAGTATATCTTCTATTGATATAACGCCCCTCTTTAAGCGACATAGCCGAACTATACACACCACTCACTGGCGTGATAATTACAGAAGTGGTATTCAAGAAGTTATATGATACTCCGTCAACAGAACCCGTGAAAGAAGTGTACGCTGGAATAGTAACGTTAGTTGGAGAACCGGTGACTGTTACCGTTGCAGTTCCGCTAATAGATGCAGATGTGACTGAACGTGGCGTATAGTTTAATGACTTAGCCAAGTTGACAACTGAATTTCTTTTTTGTGCTGTTGGCAAGAATGCTTCAGCCGCTACCATGTTCAGGTAGAATGAATTGTAATATGTGTTATATGCCAACAAGTCCAATAGAACATTAAGTCCAGCCCCTTCAAAGTTATAGTCTCTGAATTGATCCTGTGCTTGCAGATAAGATTTAAAATTAGTTTTTATTCCTTGAAAATCTAACGCATCTAGTTTTAAATTATTGTCCGATGCCATTATGCTATCCTTTTGACTGTTGTCGTTATACTTGAAATTATATTCGTATTTTTTATTCTATACTGAATTTGTAAATAAATTCCATCATCACTAAACGTTGGTAGAACTTCAATAACATCAATTCTGGATTCATAATTTGTAAGTGCGTCATACACACTATCTTTTATACTATTTTTAGTAAAAACATCTGGATTAGCAAATAAAAAATTGTTAATTGTGCATCCGTATTCTGGATAGAATGGTTTTCTACCTCTAGGAGTTGTAATCAGATTTATTATTGAACGCTTAATGGCTAAATCATCTACAATAGGACGTACATCACCACTCACAGGATGAGGGGTGAAATCTAATGAAAGGTCTTTGTAAAAATTTAAAGTAGCCATTTTTTTCTTTTATTTATGTTGTTTATTCTGCCGTTTTAGAGTCTTGTATTTCTTTTCTACGTTCTTTTGCGGCTTTGGTAAACTCTGCTAATGCTTTTCTTGCTCTAGTACCAGCCGCTTTGTTTCCCTTGTTTTCAAATTTATCATTCTCTGCGAGATATGATTCAAATAAATTTACTAAGTTTTCGTGATTTGTCATTATTATTTCCTTATAAAATGTTGACTTTTGCTTGACAGTATGCTATATTACTGTGTAGACTGTGATTTTAGATATCTGTTATGACTGTGATTGCTGTATTAGGTACTATTGCAGTCGTTGGGCTATTCAATCTTTCTTCAATCGTTGATATTCTCAAAAGCAATGCGCTGAGTGTAGTGGTATTTGCACTATCGGAAAGAATTAAATTATTGCTTCCGTTCAGCGTTAAATTAGTATTTGAAGTAACGACACTATTATTAGAAGACTGAATCAAAAAATCACTACCATCGATAGTAATGTTATTTGACGAATCTATCGTCACATTGCTTGTATTTGCAATTCTAATTGTAGCATTGTTTACTTCCCAAAGAACATCGTTTTTATCAACGACACTCGCAAAGTTTCTAGTTAGATTAGGTGCGGCACCAAAATACTCAGACGCCGCCTCTGGGATTGCAGGAAGATATCCTAAAATCGCAGGCTCTTGTGCAGACAACGAATCTAAAAAGAAACCAAAAACCCATTCACCTACTCTAGGTGTTCCATAAAGGTTTGGAGTATTTAGGGGGTGAATAGTTAGCGCCCATGGCAAGTCTTCAGTCGGAACTAAATTGGTCTTCTTTGCAGGATGATATCCAAAGCATCTCACTTTGCATCTACCCAGCGTCAATGGATCGTTGATATCTTCAACAATTCCAATCCACCAGATAAATCCATCGTGACCTAAAAAATTTCTCATAGTCTGTCTAATTCTGATGTGTCTACTGCACCTGGAGGAACATTGTCTTTAATCCAAGTGAGTAATTGTTTTTTCACATCAAGTTCTTTCTTAGCAGGTTTTCCTGGCTCTTTAATTGTCAAATACTTGAAGTCTTTAATGACAGGATTATCTTTTTTGTCTCTGTATGGTTCATTTGTTTTTGGATCAAGTATATAAATTGTATTCTCTGGATTATTTAGAATCACATAAATCCCGCCTTGAACAGTTGGTGGCATAGCTTTCGTCACTAAATTATATACGGTTCGTGCCGCACCAGCATGAGTAGCAAGCAGAATGTCTTCTGGCACAACTCTAGGGCGGGTTTTGTTATTTTCAATTGCAATTTGATAGTTAGTCAGAACCCAAGATACGTGAATGTTCTTTGGCTCATATCCAGCGGCAAACAGTTTTGGCAGAACATCTGTCATGTCTTCAACTTCTTTGAATGTGCTGTCAAAAATAAGATTTGGCAATTGACCTTTTTCAGCGCCAGCAAGCATCAAGTCTAACGTCTTGTTTTTTACGTCAGTCGCACGGATGAGAACGTGTAGAATGTAAACATGCGTTGGAGTTTTCAAATTCAATTGACCCATCTTTAAATTCTTGTCTATCAATTCTTTTTTGATGAGGTCTTTATCTTTATCTGAAATCTTGTCTCCATATTTGTCGAGCAAATCTTGGGTTGTGAATTTACCAAGTGCATCTAGCTTTTGAAATGCAATCTTTAATTCATCAACGTCACGTATTTTAAACTCGGAGCCTTGCATGAAGTGTTTGATTGCAAAGCCTTTACCCGAACCTGCACCACCAGCAAGGAACACAATCTGCCCATACTTTGCGCCATTGTTGTAGAGAATTTGTTTCTCTACAAGTTGATATGCTTTGTAGTCTTTTAAATCTACGTACTCTGAAAATTTAAGTTTCATGTTGTCCTTTTATTTCCTAATGCAGTTTTGATACTTGCTTTAATGTCTTCAAACGTGTCATCGTATTGTGTGTGCTTATCAAAATTTAATGGAGATGAGCCTCTACTCAAATGCATTGTTTTTACATATTGTGTCGATGACATTGAATGTATTACTGTAGTCACAAGATATTTACCAGAGTAAACTGGATCAAGTTCTGGAAATGCTGACTGAGGATTCAACATAACAGAAATTTGACTCGGTGTTGCAAAGTTTACAACGTTACCAACACCAATTGTATTTGTGCCACCTTGAATGTCTACAGAAATTTTAAACATACTTTTTGAGAGTTGTCCATAGATATGATTACCTAACCAAGATTCTCTATTGACAGACTCATTAATACTTGAGAGAATTAATTTTCTTCCAGGCGTTTCATTTCCAATATCATTGTATGTGTTAAAAATGTTCAATGTACTAAACAATTTATTCGAATAGAAATCTTGCGTTTCGTCTTTATCATCTGCATAGTTTATTTTTTGAACTTTATAACTTCTTTTGATAGGATTAATTGACGATATCGTGCTATTATAAAATCCTAATAGCATACCACTCATATGATTAAAATTTTCCAATCTTTCATATCTAGAAGCACGAATTGTAGCACCCTCAAAGGTTGCATTAATTTTTGGTGCAAACACAATTGTTTTCGCTGGAATATTCTGTGCATCTTTTATTAGTTTTTCTACACTACCAAAATAATGAGAAGCTGTAAATGGTGTTCCATCTGGATAGTTACCATAAATCGGAACGAATCGTTCAAAAAATACAAAATACTTATCTTTAGTGCATGATCTTTGCGCTAGATAGTCAATTACTTTGTGTGGAGAAACGCCAGTACTAATAAATGGAGTTGTTAAAGTTATTTTTGGATCTTCAGTAATCAGATCATTTGAACTCATTTCTTTATAAATTGAAGTGACTACTTCCAAAAGTGTAGCGTTTTTATAACTTTTAAACAAATTTTTCTTTAGCGAGTTAACAGCCGATTTTGATGTGAAAAATATATCAAACTTACTCAGCAAACTTAATGGCGAAACTGAATTCTTTGAAATTTTATGTACGATTAAATCTTCTCTCCAAATGATAATGTCATCACTATTTGGTTTGCACATTTTCAATATGAGAGTTTCACCTCCATGAATTACGAACTTCTCCAAGCCACCTGCGCTATCAGTAATTGTCAATTGCCCACTAATGCTTGACGTAAAAAGATTTTCTTCTACGACTAAATTTGAAAAATAACCTTTGAGATCAATTTGATTTCCATCATTCATCAGTAATGCAATTTTTTTAAGTTCAAATGTGCCACCAACGCTGTTTGGAACATTAGAATCTTTTTTAATATCAACTTTATTGCCAGTCAATGTATTATTAGACGAACCAGAAATTGACGAGTCATTGCTCTGCTCAAGTCTATTTCGAGTAGTTTGTTTTAAAATTGCCATCTTATCTCACTGGTTTGTATAGTAATGATTTCAACTCTGATTGAATTGCACCAATTATATCTGTTCGAATAAGTTTAATTTTTGATTTATTATTATTTTTTCTTAGTTCGTATTCATATATGGTCTCAGAACTTCTTTTTGAAGCAGTCAATGCATTATATGTTGTCACATCAATGATATCTTTGCTTGCATTGTAATAATATTGTGTCGTAGACAATGTGGTTGCGATACTACCATATTTTTCAATTAAATACTCTTCAAAGTCTGTGTTATTCTTAGGCCATTCATCATAGATGTTATAAATTTCATTCGACAATAGAATAACCCAATCTAGATTTGAATCGCCATAAAATTTATGTGCAATGTTATCTGGTCTCTCTCCATTTTTAATAGTGTATGGATTGTAAGAGATGCCTCGATAGTCTCTTAAAAAATTCTTAATTTTAGTAGACTGTGTTATGTCAATTGCTTTAAGGAAATCATATTCGTTTACCTTGTATGCTATTTTTGGGTATAAAGTAAATATGCTCATTATAGTAATACCGTTCCGCTTAAATATTGTTGCGAAGCCTTAGCGGCAGTAATAAGAACAGACTCTCTTAATGAAACTGTTAAGTTAACGTCTGTTGGAAAATATTGACTATTGTTTCCTTTGCCATCAAAGAATGTCATTTTGTTTGATGCGCCATAATCTACCGATACAGTTTCAATCATACAAAATTCTGATCTGAATAGCGTGACTATATCTCCTTCACCACCTTTTTTATAAAGAATTAACTCAAATTTACACATGTCTGGATAACCAAACGTAAAAACTTGTCCGCTGTTTTGAACAATTGTGTCAGCGGCCGCTTCATCTTTATCAGTTAATACTGATTGTCTATTTAAAAAATCTCTTAATGCTTCTTGATACTCTGGATTGTCTTTACCACCTGTAAAGTTTTTTTCATCTGGCGGCACTTCATCTCCAGTTTTCAGCAAGTTATTTGGATCTGCTCTTCTCCCAAGGTCCTCAATCGTACTATCAATACTACCTGTTTCTGTTCCTGTTCTAGGTGACGATGCAACTCGAAATGATGAAATAATCGACAACATAGTTTCTGCTTCATCTAAACTATGCGGTTTCATAATAAAAGGCAATTGAAATCGTCTAAATGTTGGACCTTGATAAATCAATTGCTGAAAGTTATTCAACATGATTCTTTGTAGAAATTCAATTTGAGTTTTTCCCGATTGACCAGCACTCGCAACATATCCTGTCGCACCAGCAACACCCTGTACAATTTGTTTCTGAAGACCTTCAATAAACGATGATCCCAATCTACCTAATGCCTTACCTTGCTCACCCTCAAATATACTTTCGCCAGTTGGACTTCCCATGATGCCTTGTGCTTCTTGATAACCATTGGTTAACGTAGAATTAAAAGTGCCTCCAAGACGCACATAAATAGTTGGTGCGCTTGATCCCGACAAAGGAACACCCTTAGTATCATAAAATGTAAATTTAGCCATCGGCACAACAAACTCTTGGTTTCCATAATCGGAACCAAAAACTAAACCCCCTGTTGAAGGATATGATGCGATGCCTTGTGGAATGCCAAATATAGCATCTGTTGCCATTATTACTCCTATTTAAACTTTAAAGTATATTCTATTTATGTCATACAAAGGTAAATTTAAACCTAAAAACTATCAAAAGTACAAAGGTAACCCAACTAATATTACATATCGTAGTTTGTTGGAACGTAGATTCATGGTCTACTGTGATGAAACTCCTTCTATACTTGAATGGTCTTCTGAAGAAGTTGTTGTGCCCTATGTGTCTCCTGTTGACAATCGTTATCATCGATACTTTGTTGATTTTTGGATGAAATACAAAGATAGAAACGGAGAGATAAAATCTGTGCTGATTGAAGTCAAGCCAGACATACAAACACGACCTCCAGTTCGAAAAAACACACCCAATGGTAAACCAACTAGAAGATTTATCAATGAAGTAATGACATGGGGTGTCAATCAAGCAAAGTGGGAAGCGGCAACAAAGTACTCAATTGAAAGAAATTGGGAATTTAAAATCATAACCGACAAAGATTTGAGATAAATAGAAGTATGATATTCGATAACATACTCATTCAAGGCGCACGACAAGGCATCATTCCTGCAAGAACAGTTGCGGCAAGGGATTGGTACAGGCAAGCCGCTGGCAAATTAACATCAAACATAACTCCTGGAGTCTTTGAGAAGCGAACAGATGAAGCAAGAAAAGTTTCGTCAATGGAATTTGGTTACATGTACGCATTTAAGTATGATCCAAAGATGAAAAAAGAGTTGCCGTACTACGATACTTTTCCTTTAATCTTTCCTGTGAGAATGGACTCTGATGGATTTCTGGGAATTAACTTTCACTATTTGCCTCCTGTGTTACGTGCTAAATTAATGAATGCATTGTATTCGACATTAACAAACAAAAAATATGATGACACAACAAAAGTTAGAATTTCATATTCTATTCTACAATCTGCATCTAAGTACAGATTTTTTAAGCCAATGCTAAAGAAATATTTAAGAAGTCATGTGCGTTCTCAATTCTTAGAAATACAAGTAAACGAATGGGATATGGCTATTTTTCTACCAACAGAATCTTTCAGAAAAGCAGACACAGGACGTGTCTGGGAAGAGTCTCGCAAACAATTAGGAAAGTCATAAAATGGCCATCTTTAAAGAACCTGCATCATTTAAAATTTCAGATTTTAAGACTTCTATTGGAAACTTAGTTCGCCCTAATCTTTTTACTGCGACATTAAGTGGATACAGTAAAATTGTAGGTGTGGGAGAAGGCACCACCGCAAATTTACCTAATATTGACAGTACTTTTAAATTTAGGTGCGAAAAAGCTGAGTTGCCTGGTCGCACACTCGCAACATCAGAAGATGCGGTTGGTGGTGGCCCATCATTGAAACTTCCATATGATATAACTTATAACGACATGACATTATCAATTATTTGTTCAACTGATATGCTTGAGCGTGATTTTTTTGAACGATGGATGAATAAAATTATTGGTCCTGGCGGCAATTCAAACTCTGCTGGACTTATATCGTATTATGCCGACTATGCATTAGGCGTGACACTTAAAGTGGAACAATTGAACGAATCAGGAAATACCCTGATTTCTTACACTCTAAATGATATATATCCAACAGCATTAACTCCTATGAATGCATCATGGGAAGAAACCAACACCTATCAGCGATTTGGTGTGACGCTTGCATATCGCTATTACACATATGAACTTGCTTAACTAATTTATATGTCTTTTTTTTTAATTATCCGGAGAGAAAATTATGAGTTTACCTAAAATTAATACACCTATTTTTGAATTGATTCTGCCATCAACAGAAAAACCAATTAAATATAGACCGTTCTTAGTCAAAGAACAGAAAATTCTTTTGATTGCAATGGAGTCTGGAGATGAAAAATCCATGATGACAGCTATCAAACAAATCATTAATAACTGTGCAGTAGATCCAGTTGATGTTGACAAACTTCCAGTCTTTGATTTGGAATATTTCTTCATTCGCTTAAGAGCAAAATCAATCGGTGAAACTATTGATTTAAATTTGCGTCATCCAAACAGTATCAATTCTAAAGATGAGGTTTGCGAACATGTAACTAAAGCAACATTAAATCTTTTGGACGTTGAAGTTCATAAGTCAATTGCACATGAAGATAAGATTGTGATAGACGATGAAACTAAAATTGGTGTTAAATTTAAATATCCAACATCAGAGTTTGCGCTATCTATTGAAAATCCAGAAGAGATTAATCAACTAGATTTAGCGACAGATGCAATTATCAATAGTATTGATTTCATCTTTGATGCCGATAATGTTTACAAGCGTGAAGATCATACTAAGCAAGAATTAGTTGATTTCGTTGAAAATTTATCACAACCACAATATGAAAAACTTTCAGTATTTTTTGAGACTATGCCAAAATTAAAACACGAAGTTACGTGGAAATGTGCTGGATGTGGTCACGAAGATAAAGTAATGTTGGAGGGTCTTTCAAATTTTTTCGCATAACATTGAGTCAAGAAAGTCTTATTAATTATTATAAGACTAACTTTACTCTAATGCAACACCATAAATATAATTTGAATGATTTGGAGAATATGATACCCTTTGAAAGGGAAATTTACATAATGCTGATTTCTCAACATGTCGCTGAAGAAAATGACAGAATGCAAGCACAACGTAAATAAGGGTATCATAAATGACTACTACACAAAAAGAATATAATAAATTAAGTGATAGTGAAAAGAAAAAAGAAGATTGGATGAACGCCAAATGGCGTCCGATGATGGGTTGGATTTATATG